CCGTACAAAGGCAAAAACAAAAAAGGCGAAGCGGTCGCGAAAGGCTGCGGGGCGATAATGGACAACAGGCGCAATACTACCAAGGGCGCAGTGCGCCAGTTTTAAGGAGAAAGACAATGGCTAGTCGTATAAAAGCAGCGGTCGAAGCTGGGAAAGCGAAACGTGAGGAGGAGAAAGAAAGAAGACGTAGGCTTGCGGAACTTAGAAAAGACTACGCTGCATCGGATGCAACTCATAGTGGTGGAGGTAAAAGAGTTGAGGGACAAAAAAATCCCACCTTTGATACTGTAGACACTAAGGACAGGGCTGGAGAAGTGTCTTTGTTAAAATCTAAAACCCGAGGTGGAAATGAACTTAGTCGGGAAGTAGTACAACCACCTCCCTCATCTTCTGCTCCTGCTCCTTCAAAGGTTAAAAACAAAGCTGTTTTTCAAAACGGTGGAGATGTTGAAGCACCCAATGCAGGAATTAAAGCGTTGCGGAAACAAGCGGACGGCGGAAACAAAAATGCCAAGAAAGCTTTGCAAAACATAGGCTATAAAAACGGCGGCTGTGTTATGACTAAAACCAATCAATCACCGAAGTTGTATTAATCATGGCTACTTCTGGTTCCAGAGATTTCAACATTGATGTTGGGGAAATCATTGAGGAAGCGTATGAACGTTGTGGATTAGAGGTCCGCACGGGCTACGATGCTCGTACAGCCCGTAGGTCTTTGAACCTGATGTTTGCTGATTGGGCAAACCGTGGCATTAACATGTGGACCGTAGCGCAAGCTACTATAACGTTGACGCAAGGCCAGTCTGCCCAGACGCTAACGGCTGATGTTGTAGATGTTTTGGAGATTGTTCTTAGGCGCAGCAACACAGACTTTGAGGTAGAACGGATCAGTCGGGGGGAGTACGCCACTCTTCCTAATAAAACCACGCAAGGCAGGCCAAGCCAGTTTTATTTTGATAGGCAGATTTTACCTATCATAAACCTTTGGGCTGTTCCGGAAAACTCTACAGACCAGTTGGTTTATTACTATGTGCAAAGGATTGAGGACGCCGATGCATTGGTAAACACAACGGACATGCCGTTCCGTTTTTACCCCTGCATGGTGGCGGGGCTGGCGTATTATATCGCTATGAAAAGAGCGCCAGAACGGATACAACTCTTGAAGAGTGTGTATGAAGAAGAGTTTCAACGTGCGTCTGACGAAGACGAGGATCGTGTTCCTCTTAAACTTCAACCAAGCATGCAGTATCTAAGGGTGTGACATGGCCTATGCCTCAGACAAGAATGCGTATGGGATTTCGGATCGATCCGGTTTTCGCTATCGACTGAGGGATATGCGTCAGGAGTGGACGGGGGCGCTTGTTGGCAAAGACGAGTTTGAGCCAAAGCATCCTCAGTTGTTTCCTCCCAAGGTTGGCCCTGACCCACAAGCGTTAAGGAACCCTAGGCCAGAGTCTGGTTTAGAGGAGCAAAGAAACATTCAATACGGTTTTCGGCCTGTTGGTTTTAACGGGGACGAGGCGTTGACTCCTAATAGGTTGAAATCTACAGGGGAAGTCGGAGAGGTTACGGTGGTCACGTCATGAGCTTTACATTTGCGCAGTTAAAAACAGCGTTGCAAGATTACACTGAGAACACTGAGACTTCTTTTGTGAACAATCTCTCTCTTTTTATACGGGCTGCAGAGGAACGAATTTTAAAATCTGTTCAGCTAAGTTTGTTTATTAAAAATGTTTTAGGCACAGCGTCCAGTGGAAACAAGTTTCTTACAATGCCAAGTGATTTTTTGGCCCCTTATTCTTTAAGTTTAAGGACTGTTACGGACCCAGCAGCTAGTGGCAGTGATTACGGCTTTGTGGAGTTTAAAGATGTTAGCTTTGTTCAAACCTATACGCCTGACCCTGCTACAACAGGTGTGCCGAAATATTACGCTACGTTTGACGTCAGCAATTTCATCTTGGCACCTACACCAAACGCTAACTACACGGCAGAGCTTCACTATCTGTATCGGCCTGCAAGCCTGACCGCAGGCTCAGAGAGTGGCACAACATGGTTGAGTGAAAATGCAGAGTTAAGCCTTCTGTACGCTTCGTTGATAGAGGCATATATCTTTATGAAAGGTGAGCAGGACGTTATGGCAATGTATGACAAGCGATATCAAGAATCGTTGGTTGGCTTGAAGTTGTTGGGTGAGGCAAAAGAAACAACGCAAAACTATCGTGTTGGTCAAGTTATTAGGCAGAAGCAATGAACAACATGTCTTTTGGAGAGTTTAAGGTTGATGTTCAAACCACAAACAATCGCGGTGCAACTCCTGAAGAGGTGGCCCACCGTTGCGTAGGTAAGATCGTTGCTTTCTCAGAAGACGCGCACCCTACGCTACGGGATCAGGCTCTTGCTTATCGTGACAGCATAGAGAAGCTGCTGGTTATCTATATGAAACAGGCTATCCAAAGTGACCGTACTACGGTATATAATGCAATCAAAGAAGCGGGTCATCCTACGTTGGCTGAATATATAAGGAAAATGTAAATGGCATTCTCAGGAAACTTTTTGTGTACCTCGTTTAAAAAAGAACTGATGACGGCTACACACAATTTCACAGCAGCAAGTGACCAATTTAAGATTGCCTTGTATGATAATAGCGCCAGTTTCACTGCCGCAACAACTGCGTACACCTCTAGTAACGAGATTAGCGGCACGAACTACACGGCGAAGGGTCAGTTTTTAACAAGCGTAACACCCACTACCAGCAGCACAACGGCTTTTACAGATTTCGCTGATGAGGTGTTTTCCAACGTAACAATATCTTCTGTAAGAGGGGCATTGATTTACAACGAGGCTGCAAGTGGTGATCCATCTGTTTGTGTTTTGGATTTTGGTTCGGATAAAGCTTCAAGTACTGGTGACTTTACCATTATTTTTCCTACTGCTGATGCGAGTAACGCAATTATACGGATAGCATAACATGGCAATATCGCTAGGAAACCGTGCAAAAATGACAACCAGTACCACGGGTACTGGAACGATAACATTGGGCAGTGCCGTATCAGGATATCAGTCCTTTGATGCTGCTGGTATAACCAATAGTCAAACGGTGCGTTATGCCATAGAAGATGGAACTGCTTTTGAAATAGGCAGCGGCACTTACACGTCTAGTGGCACTACTCTTACGCGGTCTGTTACGGAAAGCTCCAACTCTGACAGTGCCATTACGCTCACTGGCAATGCAGAGGTGTTTATTACAGCGACTGTTGCGGATTTGTATATCAACGATGGTGCGTCAACTTTAACAACCACGGGCGTTATTACGGGTGGCACGGTAGAGGCAACCAGTGACACGGCTGCGGGTGACAATGCCGCTATGGGCTTTACCAGCGCAGAGGGTTTAATCCTGACGGGTCAGGGAAGCACAAACGATGTAACTATAAAGAATGACGCAGACGCTATTGCTATGCGTATTCCTACAGGAACAACTGGAGTAACTTTTGCTTCTACTATTGCCGTTAATAACGTTGATATTGCAACAGGTGCTATTAGCTTAAAGAACAGTGGGGCGCAGTCTTATATTCGGTTTTATTGTGAAGCTAGTAACGCTCACTATGCACAACTACAGGCTCCCGCTCACAGTGCCTTTAGCGGCAACACCACGCTTACGTTACCCGCGACTACCGACACTCTTGTAGGCAGGGCAACTACCGATACGCTCACAAACAAGACGCTCACTTCTCCTAAAATTAACGAGGACGTGGTAGTAACTACGACAGCCACAGAAATAAACTTGATTGACGGTGGCACGTCTAGGGGGACTACGGCGGTTGCAAGCGGAGATGGACTTTTAGTTAATGATGCTGGCACAATGCGTATGACCAACGTGGATACAGTGTCTACTTACTTTTCTAGTCACAGCGTAGGCGGCGGTAATATCGTTACGGTTGGGGCTTTAAACTCAGGTTCAATAACATCTGGCTTTGGTGCTATCGACAACGGTTCTAGTGCCATTACTACTACGGGTGTGGGGTCGTTTGGTTCATTAGATATAAGCGGTGACATAGATGTAGATGGCACTAGTAACTTAGATGTGGTGGACATTGATGGTGCGGTCAATATGGCGACTACGCTATTGGTTACTGGGGTAGCAACCCTAACAGCAAAACCCATTGCCAATGCGGGTATTTCTGTAAAGAACGGCTCTACAAGCGCAGGGTTTGTTGAGTTCTTTGAGGATAGCGACAATGGAACTAACAAAGTAACGTTAATCGGCCCCGCGTCTACTGCTGACGTAACTTTAACTTTGCCAAATGTTGCAGGAACTGTTGCAACTACAGACGATGCGACAGCTTTGGCTATCGCGTTGGGGTGATATAGGAAAAACAAATGGCTAATACGTTTAAGTTAATCACAAGAGATGTTGCCCCTGCAAGTTCAGGAACACCAGAAACCTTATACACGGTTCAGTCTGGCAGCACGGTTATTATTTTAGGGCTTACACTAGCAAACGTTCACACATCACAGGTCACAGCATCTGTAACGCTTGTAAGTACCACTACGCAAACCTCTCAAACTCAGAATACTACGGCTCATCTTGTGAAAGACGTCCCTATACCTGTTGGATCAACGCTTGCTGTTTTAGATGGTAAGATTAACCTTAACGTAGGCGATATCGTTAAGATTGATTGCTCCGTTGCCGATAAGGTTTCAGTAACCATGAGTTATATGGAGATTACATAATGGCTGGATACATTGGTGGCAAAGCGGTCAACCTCAGTACCTCTGGTGCAGATATTACTGGCACAGCTAACCTAGACGTTATTGACGTAGACGGTGCAGCTAACTTTGCTGTTGATGTAACCTTTGCCGATGGTGCAGATATTATTACTGCTAGTGCAGGTACATCTAACTTTCGTGCAGGTGTAAACGCAGGTAACAGCATTACTTCTGGCGGCAATAATAACGTGTGTGTGGGCGATGAAGCAGGAACGGCTTTGTCTACGGGGGATGAATCAGTATTCGTAGGCTTTGCCGCAGGAGATGCAATTACTACAGGCACACAAAATGTAGCCGTAGGGTCAAACGCACTAGGAGCAGGAATAACTGCAACAAACAATGTGGCTGTGGGTAGGTCGTCTATGGCATCTACGCTTGGCTCAGAAAACGTAGCGGTAGGCGTAAACACACTCGCATTAAATCAAGGCGGTAGCCACAGCGTTGCTATTGGTTCAGCAGCTTTAACGGCACAAAACCCAGCTTCAGGGAATGTTGATTTTTACAACACGGCAGTGGGGTCAAAAGCAGGAACAGCAGTCACAACCTCTGTTAAAAACACCCTAATAGGCGGTCTTGCAGGGGATGGTATAACTTCTGGTGATGGGCTTAATGTTGCAGTTGGATATAATGCTTTATCAGCAGGAAGTAACACCACTCAAGAAAATGTAGCTATTGGGGTGGAAGCTCTTAATAGTGAAGATGGTCATGGTAGAAATGTTGCTGTTGGTTATCAGGCTTTAAAAGCACAAAATGCAGGTGCATTAGCTCACAACACAGCAGTTGGGCATAGTGCAGGACTATCAGTCACAACAGGAAATCAAAACACCCTCATTGGTAGTCTTGCAGGTGATGCTTTAACCACTGGTGGTGGTAGTGTGGCACTAGGATATGAGGCATTAAGTGGTGAAGATACAGGTTGGTATAATATTGCAATAGGAGCAGGGGCGTTAAAAGTACAAAATCATCATGCTAATAATTATAATGTGGCTGTAGGTTTTTATGCAGGGGTTGCAGTCACAACAGGTGTACAAAATACTTTTGTGGGTGGACTAGCAGGTGACGGTACTGATGATGGTAATAATAATGTAGCAGTAGGCTATTTAGCCTTAAGTGCTAACTGTGGTAGTCATAATACTGCTATTGGACAATTTGCTTCATCTATTTGTACAGGGGCAAATAATACTTCTTTGGGAAGTGGTGTAGGTGCTTCTCTAACAAGCGGTTCTAACAATCTTTTTCTAGGAAAAGACGCAGGAGTTACAGGTAGTCCCGGTGGTAATTATACTACAGAAAGTAATCACATAGTATTGGGCGATGAAAACATAGTCGAAGCCCACATACAAGTAGATTGGTCTGTAGCTTCTGACCAACGTGATAAGACAGACTTTACAGCCCTAGACTTAGGCTTGGACTTTGTTAAGGCACTAGCTCCTGTAACATACAAGTGGGACAAGCGTTCCAAATACGGTGATAAGTATGCGGATGATTATGATCTTAATGCACAGACACCAGACGGCACACATAAAGAAGATTGGTTGGACATAGGCTTTAAAGCACAAGATGTTCAAGCTCTTGAAGAAGCTGCTGGATATACAACTGCCGCTAAGAAAAACCTTATGGTATCTACATCAGGTGATGGCAAGCAGATGGGTCTACAGTACAGCAAGTTTGTACCAATCCTAG